TGATCTCAGTTGCCTATTACGGGCTCGCATGATGGCAAGACTTAAATCTGACTGTATGGCACCTATAATCACATCTGCCCTACTCCTACGCTTTTCCATCCTTTACCTCCATACGTTCGACAATATCCTCGATGGCTTCTACCATATCCGCTTTGCATTGCTCGACAGCAGTGAACATCTCCTCACACATGGCGTACGCATCATCACTCAGGTCATCATCTAATCTCTCGGCAACATTATCCTTGAGATTATCTACAACCTTAACTATATCCATGACAAGATGATACGTGTCATCTAGATAGTGCCCTTTGTTAATTAGTAGTCGCTCGACTTTTGTCATGCTCTTCCCTCTTTGCAATTTCCCGATTTAGATACCATCGGGCTTTTTTCAAATCCTTAATAGCATCGTCCTTATGACCAGCTCGGGATACATACTTCACTACATTACCCAATCGATACCCTAGTTTCTTGTCTTCAATGTAATCGATAACCTCAATATCTCCTTGTGTATAATGGCTTGGGTGGTTTATATCATCGCATTGATTAATTATGCGATTAGGAGATTTATCTGCTATAACTTTCTCTATTGTTAATCCTGATTGATTCGATACATTCTGTAATCGTTTTAGATTTTCGTTAGCTGCCAAACGTTTTAAAGTTTCATTAGCTGATAAATTAATAGGTGGTGGCGGGGGTCTATTAGGTCTCTCATACAATCTACCTGGGGTTAGCTCATATACTGTCTTGGGTTTTAGATTATCAATGACATCTATAACTTGATTAGTCGCGTAACACACTATTACTACGATGACTCCGATTAATCCTGCTATTATAAATTGATCCATATTAATCATCCTTTCTGTATTTATCGATTCTTGCTTTTAGGCTTTGCAGCACATATTCCTGTGCTCGGTCTTTTTGGGCTAGTGCATCCATCATATCCTCGTCACGAGTCCCCTCACATATTAGATGATGGATAATTACCTTCTCCATTTGACCTTGACGATGTAACCGCTTATTAGCTTGTTGATATAACTCAAGACTCCAGTTTAACCCGAACCATATTACGTGGTTACCACCGTCCTGTAAGTTAAGCCCGTATGCCGTACTAGCCGGATGTGCTAATAGAATATCAATCTCTCCAGCATTCCACGCTATCTCATCATCGGCACCCTTTAACTCACAGACTCGTAATTTAGTCTTAGCTAATGCTGCTTTTAACCGTTCACAGTCATGTTTAAAGTTGTAAAACACTAATGCAGGCTTTCCGTTTAACTGTTCTACGAGTTCCATAAATGCCTCAATTTTACAACCATGTATCTCGTGAACGTTTCTGTCGCCATCATATACAGCACCGTTCGCTAACTGTTGTAGCTTTGTGGATAATGCTGCTGCACTCAAAGCTGTGATATCTTCGTCAGCTTCAATCAACTCTAATACAGATGTGCGTTCCATATCGTCATAGGCTTTTTTTGCTTTTGAATCTAACTGCACATATTTAATATCGTTGATTACTGGAGGTAGCTCCAAATAGTCACTTGCTTTCATGGATATGCATAACCCAGATATTGCCGTCATAATGCTGTCATTTGAATCGGATTTAGGTTTATATGAGTACACCATTTCGCGTGACCTCTGATCGGGCTCGAAATAGTAATCTCTAAATCCTGTATACGTTTTCCCTAATGACTCGCCGCGGTCTAATAAATACACTTGCGCCCATAGGTCGATTAATCCGTTAGGGGCTGGCGTACCTGTTAACAACACCATGCGCTTGATATGGTTATGCATATAGGCTAATGATTTAAAACGCTTAGCTGTGTGATTTTTAAAGGAACTAGATTCATCCACAACTACCATGTCAAACGGCCATGCATTCTTGTAGTAATCAACTAACCACGTTACATTCTCTCGATTGATGATGTAGATGTCAGCAGGTGTGTTTAAAGCCTTAATACGCTTTTTCAAGCTGCCTAATACAGTAGATATCCTTAACATACCTACACCGTCCCATTTTCGCGCTTCTCGTTGCCATGTAGCCTCCGCTACTTTCTTAGGCGCTATGATTAGCACTTTACGGATGGCAAATCTAGAGTACTTCAATTCGTATATGGCTGATAACGTGATAATCGTTTTCCCTAAACCCATATCCAGGAATAACCCTATCTTATCTTGATTAACGGTCTTGTCGATACAATATCGTTGATACGCATGCGGATTAAACTGCATTACGATTTCACCCCGAATTCTTCTGTGAATTGTTCCAGATAACCAGACACGGCATCATCACCTTTTAACACAAATACTTTTTGATTTAGCTTTTGAAGTTCACGGGCTTGGACACCCTGCAACCGCGAAAGTACGCCTTTGGACGTCTTCAACTCTACGAAATGAATAACGCCGTTCGGCCATATGACGATACGATCAGGCACACCGACATTACCAGGGGATACAAACTTATACGCTTTACCTCCCGCGCGTTTGACGCCTGCAACTAATTTTCTCTCGATATCCTTTTCTAACATTTCTCACCTCTGAATTTTTTAAACGTTAACATGTTTACATACGCGTATATGAGGGTTCAAATTAAGGCTGTAAAGGGCGTATTTTTTCTTAAAACTCTTTGTTTTGATATTTACCAGTATATAATGTTAACAATGTTAACCAACCTATATGAATATAGATAAATACTGACTTTATGCGTTAACATAGTACGTTAACATTCTCCGAATTCGTTAACATTCTAATGTTAACAAAAATACTGAGAATGTTAACGCTTAATTGAGAATGTTAACACTATAATTTCAGTTTTGACTCGTTGATTCTGAACCCTCTTTGATGTCCATATTCACCAAATCTCATTAACTGACTTCCGCCCATTGTGTACGGGGAGTCCGCCAGTATTTGATTAATTTCCCTGGTCTCGATCTTCTTCATTCGGCTTGGGTCATTACCAAAACATTCCCACCATACCTCTGCCGCACAAATACGGTCACGATATACTAACTCTTGACCCTCGGCAGGCTTAGCATTCATGCTAAGATACGTCCTCCTGGCGCTCCGACTCATCACATTCCAATTTAAAGGCACTTTGATTAATAAAAACTCATTAATCAGTCCTGCTTTGGTATTTGATTCCATGTGCGCCTCTCTAGCCGCATTAGCCAGTTTTAGTACGTTCGGGTCATCCTCGATAATGAGGCTTTCCCCGCTTTTATACCGATACAAAGCCTCCGCCCATAACTGGTCTACTTCCCCCGGAAGATTAACGAATATATTCTTTCGTGGAGTCGTCATCTCAAGATCAATAGGCCAAAATCGGCGATTACCTGTAATATCTTTTAGGAATTCATATTGATTCGTACTACCAAAGAATACACACTGCCGTGGATACTCTTGTGTACGTCGGCCATAGGCTTGACGAAATACATCTACTTGACGACTTAGGAATTGCTTAGATGCATTTTCTTCAGCCCTCGAATACCCAGCCATTTCACCAGCTTCTATAATCCATTTACCTTGAATGCCTTCTGCAGCTTCTTTACCCTCAAAGGTATTTAAGCCATCAGCGTACCACTTCTTGCCCATCGTGCGGATAAGAGTACTTTTACCGATACCTTGACCGCCGATAAGAATTGGCATCGTGTCATACTTACATCCAGGCGCAAACGCTCGCGCTACTGCCGCCGTAAATGACTTTCTAGCGGCTGCACGGATATATACATTATCCTCAGCCCCTAAGTAGTCGATGAATATGGTATCTAATCGGGCGATGCCGTCCCAGGATAACCCGTTAAGGTAATCTAGTACTTCATTAAATCCATTTTGCTCAGCACACATAATGAGGGCATCCATGATTTTATCTTTGCCGGTGATATCATATTTATTTTCTAGGTACCACCGTAAGCCCGCATCATCTGCGTCTGTCCATATGCGAAGTCCTGGTGTTGGGTTCCATGGTAGGGCTCCTTTTGCCACGTATCTCGAACCAAATCTATCATAGGCAAGTCTACCGACAAGCGCCGGATCATGGTGCATGATTTTAAGCATGTTATCTAGCGTGTTCTTAGGTCGACCATTCTCGTCGTACTTTAAAGTCGAACTTTTCATCCAGTCGACGTTCGTTAACGCATTAGGGTCGAGGTCGGATGTCTCAGCGTGAGCCGATACATCCGTAATAATATCAGCAAATACATTTGATGCCGATTCTCGGGCGCGAGCCATGTTGAGTTCATTAACGACTACCGTATCTTGCATAGCTAGTTTAGACATAGCCATGTAAGATGGCAGTTTGTGCCCAGGTGTCCCATCCTTAGCCGTCTCGTCTAAGCTGTGGAACTTATGCAGCCGGATAAGGTCAAAGGCATTAACCAATTGACCACTGCACGGGTCAGTATTATGGTGACTGAACAGAAATGTATCGTCATCATAGATAACCGCCCCGGCTACCGTTGAGCCAGTAACAAACGTTAAGCGGTCCTCGCTGCCGTCAACATCGACATATGCATGAGGTATGAATTTATCAATCGCCTCACGGATACCATATATTCGACAAAAGGCACCTACGATACCTGGTTTTTCTCTCGGATCAGCTTGCTTTGCAAGTAGCTGCTTTTCATGCTGAGATGCTTCCTTACCTGGTACTTGTGGCCAAGAACGCACATCTCGCCAATCAGTGTATTGGCCGAGCATACCGTCAGCAGATAAGAATGCCTTATCGCCTACGTAATATACATATTGCGCATCGTTCGGGCATGATGGCCAATACATGAGCCGAGAAGCTTCGAACGTAGTTCCATCCATCATACCAATGCCGATGAGCTCCGCCAGCTTACGAGCAATAGGCTCATACTCATCAGGTGTCATCGTTCTATCAGTAGGGACAATAACACGTAACCGTGGACGATGCACCGTATGAGAACGGGTTGAGTAGATGACATAAGCCATGCCTAGGCTGTCAATCGTGCGAGCGACATTCTCAGTTTCCCCAGGCGATATGGCATCCATATCAAGAGTAATCAAATCACGCCCAGACACGTTAATAGCTTTACGTTGTAGACCGTTTAAAGTACCACCAACAAAGCCGCCTATGTCCTTTAGCTTGCTTTTCTCGGATTTTGGCAATCTGTGGTATTCGTCCACGGTTTCTGTTGTACGAACGGGGATTTTGAGGCGTTCACAAAACTCGGACCACATCATCTCCGTACGGGTCCATTGCTTTGATGTGCGACTCGCACCGATACTGATGGTAATCAGTTTATCGTTTTGCAAGTGTATCCCCTCCTAATCTTTCATATAATAGCTGTTAGTAAAACCCGCTGATGATAATAGCAGTCCATCTGCCCAAGGTATGTTAATTGAGAATATAGCGTTAACATCATTTAACGTAGATTCTGCATTCTCCTTGTTGATTTCAAGTACAGCTTCATCATGTATGTGCATGATAATTTGATATCCTGCATTCTCCAATCGGCGTAACGTTAACGCTAAACAATCGCGAGCGACTGCTTGTGTGATGTTTTCGACTAATTTGCCTCCATAGGTGCTTTCAGTAGCCCATGCAGCGTTTACTTTAGTCTTAAAATGTACAGCATCCTTACCGAACGCATTCTGCTTAATGCTTGGGCTAGGATAAAATAGTTTACGTCCACTCGGTAACTCAATCGTCAAATAACGGTAACCGTATATTGGATCAATTTCCAAACGGAACATAATGCCGTGGTCAAGGCCTATAGGATTCCCGGTAGTAACGGTGTACACGGCCGCATTCTCAACGGCATACCACAAATCTCGTATTCTAGGCGATGCGTTGCGCCATAAATTTACGATTTCAGGTAATTCCTCCTCATGGAGTCCCATATCAAGAGCTCCCATGGCTTTTAATGCATTCACTCCGCCTTGATAGCCAAGTGCCAATTCAGCGACTTTGCCCTTTTGTCTAAGATGCCCATTCTCGCCATGCTTAACAACAGGAACACCAAACATCGATGATGCAGAAGCACAGTATATGTCTCCGCCCTCAGCGAATACTCGCTGCCGCCAATTTTCTCCCGATAACCAGGCGATAACACGAGCCTCAATGGCCGAGAAGTCTGCCACACATAATGTATTGTCCTTTTCAGCAATAATTGAGGTGCGAATTAATTGAGATAGCGTATCCGATACATCGCCGTATAGAAGTTCTAACCCTTGACGGTTTTTGGTTTTAACGAGATGCCGAGCCGTGTCGAGGTTCTCGATGTAATTTCTTGGCAGGTTCTGCACCTGGATAAGACGGCCCGCCCAGCGTCCGGTACGGTTAGCACCATAGAATTGCAATGTTCCTCTGAGACGAAGATCAGCGCCCATAGCACTATCAGTCATCGTATATTTAGATACCGATGACTTAGCTAGCTTTTTACGAATCATAAGCACTTTTGCGGCAACGTCATCAGCATCCATCAGAGCATCAGCCACAGTGTCCTTAGTTAACTTCTCAAGACTGACATTAGTATTATTGTTTAGCCAATCAAGCAATTGGTTTCGGCTATTAGGGTTGCTAAGCCCCGTGATTTGGTAAGCCTCATTCATCAACATTTCTCGATTTTCCTCATCAATGTATAGTGCACCCTCAACCAATTCATGGTCGATGCGCACCCCTCTACTATTGATTTGGATATCAAGATACCAATCTTTCCACGTATCATCAGGCACAGGGAATGAGGCTAATCTGTGATAACATTCCATCTCAGTCACAACGTCCTGGCGGTTGTACTCGATAAAAGCATTCCATTTATCCGTATCGTGTCTAGGTAGATTACGTGTACGGCCACCATTTCGTTTGGTAGGCTTACACGGTGTACAAAAGTACTTGATAAGTGCTTTCCCTGATGTGTCCTTTTTCTTATCCTGAGGTAACCCCAGGGCCTTGCCGAGTAATGCTAGGCCCATAGGATATCCCAAGTAGGCACCGTGAATCATCGTACACTGCCACTGATCAACAGATGTGAGTAACCCTGCACGATTTAGACACGTAATTTCAAATTGTGCATTGTAAGCGTGCTTGATTACATCTGGGTTTAATAAATCACGAATTACATTGTCAGGAATTACTCCTCCCTGCGCTAAATCTACAACTTCAACAGGACCAAAGTCGTAGGAATACGCAAATAGTAATATGGTGAAATCAGGCGATTCAGTATATTTGTACACTCCGAATGAGATATCGGTCGATGAATATGTTTCTATATCAATACTTAGATGCCTCATATCAGGCACCTATTAGTAAGGTTGACCAGTTACAGGGTTAATCCCTACAGGAGCTTGTTGTACAGATTGCTGAGGTGTCGTAGCATATGCCGGTTGTACATAACCCTGTTGAGCTGCTTGTTGTTGCACAGATTGCTGAGGTGTCGTAGCATATGCCGGTTGTACATAACCCTGTTGAGCTGCTTGTTGTTGCACAGGTTGACCTGCTGCTACTGGAGCACCGGTATAAACATTAGCCGCACTACCTTGAGGTGCACCAAATACAGAGGATGCTGCAACAGGCATGCTGCCCAATGCTTCACCATCGCGTACTTTTTGAACCGGGCCCAAACCACATCCGATACCAGTGGATTGATTGGAGTAGAAGAAGAATCGAACGAGTACATTGACATACATGCCGGAGTATACTTGCGTAGGATTTGTAAGAGGGTTACCTTGAAGATCTACTACTTCAACTTTATAGCTAGCATCTTGCGCTGCTGTAAATACCCAATGACCTTTACATTCAGGACCAAACTCCTTCCCGGATTGTGTGTATCCATCACCGTCATGAATTGGTACTTTTGGCTGTGCCGGAACACGTGCGCCGAATTTAGTACGAGCTGATTGGATAGCAGCTTCGATAGCATTCATGAGAGCTTGGTGTTGAGCTACATCAGTTTTAGGTAATAGAATAGTAGCTGAATATCTAGGTTTAGCACCAGGCTGTGTGGAATTAGCCCAAGGTTCTAATAGGTGACAATAGGATACACGAACATTTTGCAATAATACTTCAGTTGGTTGTGGAACGAATGACATAATTAATTACCTCCATTATTATCATTAGATATATTAAATATTTGCGCCGCAGTAGGTTGATTGGTAATCCGAGGGCGCTTATCGGATTCCTCAACTAGGGTAGGCTTGCCTGCTTTCTTAACTATCATGTCGCCTACCATATCATTAAATTGGGTTTTACCGATGGTCTTTTCCATCTGTGCCAATGTTAATGTCTTACGTTCATACAGAATGCTTTCATCGATGCCAGCTTTAATTAAAGTATCAATAGCAGCATCGGTGTCTTGAAATGCCCGACTACCACGACCCTCTACGGCTTTCCAGCCAGGGACTGTCACCCCAATAAGAGATTCAGTGAGTGCGTAGTCTTTCATATCTTCGAGCCAAGCAGCGACGTCTTTCCCCCGACGAAGGTATTCACCGAGTTCTGTCATCGAGATAAGCCGAGGATCATGATTAGCAACTAGCGCACTGTACAATGAGTCGTTTGCATCATATCGGGCTTTGCACTGTTGTTTTGCCCTGCAGAATCTGCACCAGTCACCGGGTTCAAATTTACCGTTACCAGACATAGCCTCATCTGCGCGAGGTTTGACGAAGGTATTACCCCACTCCAGTAGTTCTGCCGTAGGGATTTCCCATTCGCTGATGTTATTAACACGGGGCTGTACGATAGTCATTTTGACTGTATTGAACATATATAGTAATCTATATGCGTCAATCGCACCGAGGGCGTATAACATCATTTGCGGATTGTGTTCCGCATCAACGACTACCCCTTTTCCGTGCTTATAATCAACGATGTGCAAGGTGTCGCCGGATAGGACGATACAGTCGGCCGTGCCAAATCCATCGGGTACATAACGGCTAAAGTCAACGCGTTTTTCAATGGCTACTACTGGAGTTGCTGCGCAACCTAACATAACACCTTTGACATATTCAAGGTATGTTTCCGAGGTATCGTCCATTTCTGGTTGCCACAACTCATCTTTTTTGATTTTGTTGAACTTGCGAGTGTATGTGGATTTAGCCATGGCCGTGGTATACTTCTGTAGTTTTAACTCACACAGTTCGTGTGCCAGGGTTCCTTCCTTTGCATACACAGATGTACTATCGGGAAAGTTCTCCTCTAGGAGAGGGGCGGCTGTACAATTCAGCCAGCGGTGCGACCCCGATGCGTTTAATAATGCATGTGATCGAGGTGCCATTAGATTCTTGCCCCCAATCCTCTAATTGCATTTACTAATTCAGGGTATCTGTCCTCAGGTACTTCACCCAAGTATTGAACACCGAATTGTGCCATTAATTGTTGCAATTCTACAGCTTTCCCTGCGTCAAGTAATGGTGCAAGCGCCGCTTGAATTTCAGGCAATGTATACTTCTTAACTTCCTGAGATACTGGAGCGGTAACAGGTGTTTGCACAGGTGCCGTAACTGTTTGTACCGGGGTATCAGTTGCCACGTTGACAGTTGGTGCTGTAATGGCTACTTGAGTAGGAGTAACTTGTACAGCTGCATTAGGTGCCGTCATGGATACGGAGTTTGGTTGCACAGCTACTGTTGTAGTAGGTACAACTTGATTTGCATCTTGCGGAGATAGATTAGATACACACATGGACGGTGCTGCTACTGTGGATACCACTGTATCTACTATGCCAGGGGCTTTATCATCCATTGCTCTGTCGTTATCTACAAAACTTCTGAATTGATTTAACACAGCTTTTAGCTGGTTATATACATCTAGTACATTAACTCCTTGAACTTCAACTTTAATCATTGTTTAAATCCTCCTGAATATTAATAATTGATTGGTTGTAATACGATTCTTTTAACTCAAAGCCTAAAGCCCTACGCCCCATACGAAGTGCCATAACTGGGACAGTCCCTATACCGGCAAATGGATCAAGTACGATATCATTCGGATTACTCCACAATTCGATGCATCGCGCCACCGTATCTAGCTGTAGCGGGCATATGTGACGTTCATCCTTATTGTCACGAGCCGCTTTATAATTCAGCGTATGCGTTTGACGGATGTCAGCCCATACAGGATTAGCGTATCGTCGCCATACTTGATGGCTATACATAGGCTCCGTATTGTATTTTTGCTTTTTATCAAACAAATCTGGATCGGGCGCAGGTCTTTCAATTCCTTTGATTCCCTCGGGTTCCTCTTGACCGAAAAACTGAGTAAACCCTTCCGGGTGTGCAATAGGTTCTGGATTGTCACCAGGTTTACGCAACGTCACGATGTAATCAGGCGCCCCCATTCTACACATGGCAGAATCTTTTACAATTTGTTTGTGTAAAAGCCCTAGCGCCTTTGTCCGAGTAGCCTCAATGAG